CACGCCGGTGATCTGGAATACCTGCGGCGGGCTGGTCATTGCGATAACAGTGCAACCGTTGCGGATCAGGCTGCCTGCCGCTGCGAAATTGGTGCCTGTGCCGGTGAGCGTGTTGCCACTGCCGGCGATCGTACCAGTGTTGTAAATCATGTGTTCTCCGGGCAATAAAAAACCCGCGCGCGGCGGGTTCGGTGTGGAATGAAAGTTGATGTCAGTCGTAGTTTGCCAGATTCAGGATGAATGCCTGATTGCGCATATTGTGATACGCCGCGTTAGCAACCCCGCCGGGGGCCTGTCCGTGCTGGGATGCCGATTTGATGACGGTGCTGCTGCCGTTCCATTGCGCATGGAAGAAGAACTGGTCCTGATAGGGGCGCGTTCCTCCGTCGTTAATAACCCCCGTAACCAGCCCGCACATACCCGGCACAACGCCCCATTTCCCGGACAGGGTGGTGTTGATGTTGTAGCCTCCCTGCGCATCGTCACCTGAGACGCCCAGTGCAGTTACGTCCGTCAGGACACGCGTTTCATTCGTCAGGATGCAGTTACCATCTTCGCCCCATACTGCAAAACCCCATGACGGCGGGTTTTGCGGGAAGATCGAGAAGAAATAGACATCTGCGGTCCCGCTCTGCCCGTTGTCCAGGATGACGGTACACACGTTGCCGCTGACCGAATAGCGCGAGGTAAAGCGGGACGTACCGACAACAAACGGGATGATCGGCTTCCCGGCAAGAAATGTCTGGGTTACTACTGTCTGTGCACCGTTAGCACCAGAAACGCTTACAGATTGTTTCGCATACAGCGCCAGCGGCGTCGCCTGTGGCGTAAGAAACGGTGCGCCGGATTCCGTCACGAATAATGCTCCCCAGTCGGCCATTATGCTGCCCTCAGGTAAGCGATGACGTAACCTTCATACGCGGGATAGGTTCCCGCACCAAAGTCATTCTCGGCGGCGGAGGAAATGCTTATCGTGCCCCCTGTTATCGTAAAGCGGCGACGGGCAGTCGTGTACACATTGCTGGCGCAAACAGGCATCACATAGAGCGCGAAACCGGGCGGAACCGGATAGGATACCGCCCCGGATTGCTGGTTTAACCCAACGCCAAAATACCCGGCCACAGTGACCGGGACTAAGCCATAGTTATTTGGCGTGCCATTGGCCGCCCATGTCTGGATACCGAAAGCCATCAAAACACTCCTGTAATCTGGCCGATCTGCACGCGAAGGCGGCCGCTGCCGTCCCGAATGCTGATAGTCGATCCGGTCTGCTTCATGGCCCCGGCCCCGTCACTGGCGTAGTTCTCGAAGGTGCCATTCTTGGATAATCGCCACCCTGTGACGTTAGCCGTGAAGCCATTCGACTGGATAAATTCACCAATTTTGGCATTACTGATCGTGCCGTCCTGAATAATCGAATCACGAATAAACGTCTGCCCATTCTGAATGACAAACGGCAGCGTTACTGCGCCGCCCGCCTGACTCATCACAGCAAACCGGTCAGCAACGAATATCACCTGAGACTGCATGCCTGACGGCGTATTCTGTACCCCCAGCCCCATCCCGGCGGCATATTGCCTGCCATTTGCATCAACGCCTACCTTGATGCTGTACATCGCATTCAGGTTGTTGTTGATATCGGCAGTCGCCTGGGCATTCGTGGTTACAGCAGAGCTCACACCACTAATCGAGGCCGTCAGGGAGGTGATTTGCGATGCTGTGGACTGCCGGTAATCTGCGAACGTCTGGCTAACGCTGTTGATCGAGGCTACCGCGCCATCAACACGGGAGGACATCTGCAGCAGCGATTGTGCCGATGCCTCACGGTCACTGGCTGCAACCGTATCGATCCGGTCAATCTGGGCGCTGTTGGCAGCGTTCACCGCTGTCAGTGTCCGCCGGGCGCTGACCTGCGCCAGCGTGTTCTGAATCAGGGCAATCGCCGTATTCTGCACGCCGCCGCTTGCCTCAGACGTCTGGCCCTGAAGCTCATCGAACCGTGAAGCCGTGGCGCTGTCCAGCGTCGTGACAACCTGATCAAGCTCAGTGATCGCCGCGGTGTTTTGTTCCACCTGCTCAGCTGCCGCATCAGCTTTGCCAGCGGCTGCATCGGCCTTATCAGACGCGGTTTTAGTCGCTGCCGTCAGCTGGCTGACCGCCGTGGCCCTTGCCTCTTCTTCCGTGGCCAGTGCCTGGCGCACTTCGGTAATGCCCGCTGCGTTTTCCGCCGTCGATGCATCCAGCCGGGTGACGTCGGTAACCCGCGCCTCCGTCTCGGTGGCGATCACCTCGCGCAGCTGTTCAAACTGCGCGGAGTTTTCCCCCTGCTGGGCAGACTGACGGAACGTCACCTCTGCGATGGCCAGCGCATTCTGGATAACGCCCTCGGCGGTTTCCCGGTTTGCGCCGACGGCCGCTGCCAGCTGGTCGGCATTTTCGGCTATGGAGGCGGCCATATCCGCAACGGTCTGGCTCGTCTCGACGGCGTTCTCAATCAGATCCTTGAAAAGCTCGGTGTCCTTAATCTGCTCCAGAATGGCGTCGGTGATGTCAGAGACGTCAATGCTCGCCTGCCCACGCACCCAGTCGGTATAGCCCGACTCGTTACCAGTTTTGTCCACCAGCTGCGCGCGATACCAGAAGATTTGCCCGGCCCGCAGGCCCATCTGCTGATATTTACGCGCCGGGTATGGTACGTCGGCCAGCAGCATGGCGTCGTCCTCCGAGCCGGTGACGCTGTACTGAATTTCCGTTTTCAGTGTGTCACCGGTGTTTTCAGAAAACCCCCAGTTAAGCTCGATGCCAAATACCACGTTATCCGACGCGGTGAGGCCAACCGGTTTAGGCGGGTTACCCACTTTGCCGGTTAGCGCCACCTCATCCGAAAAACTCCAGACGCTTGATGCGTCCATCGCATTAACGGCACGCACGCGCACCAGGTAGCGTCCAGCGTAAATTCCCGGTACCTCGAAGCCCTGAGTTGAGGTACGCGGCACACTGACCCAGTTGCCGGAGTCTTTTCGCCACTCGGCCTCATAAGCTATCGCGCCGGAGACGGAATCCCATGCCACTCGCATCGTGGTGACAGCAATCCCCTGGCTGACCTGCGAGTAACTGTCGATGGAGACATTATCCGGGGGAGCCTGCACACCTGGTGGAATGACGCTGATCGGACGCTCATCGAGGCGGGCACCATGATCCACAGCGAAGTAGAGATCGGGGTTGTACGTTGTGCCGGTGACCGCATAAGTGCCGTCGTTGTTGTCGGTGACGCCCGTTACGCGAAACAGCGCCATATACAGATCGTCAGCCTCGACCGCCCAGTTGCTTTCCGCTTCCGGCGTCTCGCTCCAGGGGGTGGTGACGGTGACCATGTCACCATTAACAACCTGGACGGTGCGCGCCTGTGCAGATCCGGACGGAAGGTTAACGAACAGGCGATCGCCTGGCTTGACGTCGGCTGCACGGTCAAGCTTAACGGTGCGCCCGTTCACTGCACTGATGCGCCCGCCGATAATGCGCCCGGCCAGCTCATTCGCGGCCACGCCTACAACTTTCCCTACCGACGGTACGTCCAGGCCAGTGTCGAACGTCACCCCCTCACCCGCTCCGTTCGTCAGCAATATCCAGCGCCCGTGGCGGTTGGCCTCTGACTGCCGATCGCACCCGATAGCCGTGAGTTCAATCTGCCGGTAGTCGTAACGCATCGCCAGATCGTTGTCGTAAACGGGTTCGGGCGTGGATTTGTAGTGGTTTTTGGGATCGTCCCAGTTAACCAGCGCCGTGGTATAGCGCGTCGTTTCGCTGGGGTCTGAAAAGGTGAATTTGCCGTCTACCACATTGGCGTGGTTGTAGATGTGCCAGGTGTCGTCCGGCATATCCGCCAGGACATACATGCGGTTATCGCCCCAGTAGGTCATACCCCGGAACCGTGCCGCCAGGTCGCGCAGCACAGTCCATGCGTCCGCCCGGTCCTGAATGTACACGTTACAGCGGTGGCGTGGTTCCATGCCCCCTCTGCCATCAGGGATCAGCTGATCACAATACTGCGAGATGCGGTACAGCTCCCAGCGATCGAGCTGCTCAGAGCCAATGCGCTGCCCGAGGCCAAAGCGCTCGCTCAGGACGATATCGTAGAAAATCCAGGCCGGGTTATCGGTCCAGGCCCATTTAAAAGTACCCGTCCAGGTCCCGCTGTAGGTACGGGTCTCCGGATCATAGGTATCGGGTACCCGGATGATCCGCCCCTTCGGGCTGCACACCACCTGCGGAATACCATTCGGGAACTGCCGGGCATCAAATTCAACGTACAGCAGCGCGGTGTGAGGATAGCGAAGCTTGGCATCGATGATCTCGGTAACCGCCTGCACCTTCATGGTATCGACGATATTGATACTCGTGGCGTCCGGAGAAACGCGGCGCACGCGCAGTTGCCAGCCGGTGGTGGCCTTTGGCAGGTTTATACGGTGGCTCCGCTCGTAGAGAGTCGTTGTCTTGTCGTCCACAACACCGTTAACCACCGTCTCGTATGCACCGCCATCAACAGACAGATCGATGGCGTATTCCACACGGGTACCAACCTTGTCGCCGTTATCCTTCTGCCAGAGCAGGGTCGGCCAGCCGACGCGGACCCGTACCGCTGACAGCTGCGTATTCGAAATGGCGCGGATGTACGGAACGGCGAACTTCAGCTCATAGCCAACAGTCAGCTCGTTCTCGACGCCCGGGAAGCCCTGAATGTAAGACTGGTCCTGCACGCCGGATCGGAACTCCCAGACCACACCGGGAAAGTTTTCCGAACCGTCGGCGTTCTGCAGCGGCGTATAAGAGGTTCCGTCCCCAAAAAAGATTGTCTGGCCTGTCAGCCCGCCGGCAAACTCTCCTTCGCCCAGGGCGATCAACATTTTGGCGCGGGCTATCGACTGGGCGCTGTCCGGAGACTCGACAGGAGTGTGCCCCTTTTTGCTGCCACTCTTGCGGCCTTTGATTTTCGTGGTCATATTGCGCCCATAAAAAAAGCCGCCATAAGGCGGCCCGAAATGAAAAGAGAATTACTGCTGGTCTTCGGTATAGATGCCCGCAGAAATGATGGCCCCGCCGATCTCGCGCTGCCCGTACAGCAGTGGCACCGGGTTACCGGCGGCAGTGGTATTCACCGGACCGCCGAACGCGTAGGAGGGTTTATTGTCCGGATCCTCCCGCGAGCGCAGCCCGGCCACCTGCGGAGAAAGCATCTGAACCACGCCACCGACAGCCATAGACCCGGCAGCAGCATAAAGCGCGCCCTGCGTGGCAGCGGTCCAGCCGATCGGGTTCCACCAGGCAAAGGCAGCGATGGCGGCAGCGGCCACGATCTGGAACACGCCCGCGCGCTTGCTGCCGCGAATGACAGGAATAATGCGCAGCTCATTACCGGCGCTGCACATCCCGAACTCGTCCTCCCCGATGTTGCGGCGGTTGCGGAAGATAACGAAATCAAGGCCCAGCGCCCGCGCCTCGCGCATCCAGGCTTCAAAGCCGTCAATAGTCGCGGAGAGCGCCCGGAAAACCTCCTTCGACGTGTCGAGCACGCGATAATGGGTTCGCCCGAAGCGCTGCGCCATTGAGCCGCTCAGTTTGATCACGGTGCAGTTCTGCATTACATCAACTCCTGATGGCGGACGATTTTGATAGTCCTGTCGAGGTAATAGCCCCCGTACGGTACCCGCTGACTCAGCTGTCCGTACATGTGGTGCAGGAGCATGTTGCCCTTGAGCAGCACACCAGCATGGTTTGCCACAGGCGACTGGACCTGCATGATGATCACATCACCCGGGCGCGGTGGCCCGCTGAACTCCCGGAAACCACAGGCGTACCAGTTATCCATGTACAGGTTCTCGCCCTGCTCCCACCAGTGGCGCTCCACGCTGTAATTGGGCAGCGTGATGCCATGCTCTGTGCGGAAGTAATCCATCAGCAGCGTCCAGCAGTCGGCGTGCCCCAGCACGAACTGACGGCCAGTCAGCGGACGATCGCCGCGGGGCGTGATAGTGCGGATATCACCCTCAGGCCAAGAGGCGATCACCCAGGGCACCTCGGTGGCATCACACATCAGCATGTCGAGTTCGCTCGGCTGCGTTGTTGCCCCGTCGCCCGGATGGCTGTGAACCACGGCCACCACTGTGCCCTGGTCCTCCGCTGCGGCGTAATCCTCGGGGGCGATCTCGAACTGCTCATCGGGGGTAGCGGCGCGGTTCTCGCAGGGGATGTATTTTTCTACCCGGCCCTTCTGGATAACCAGCCCACAGCACTCTGAGGGGAAAGCTGATTCAGCGTGCGCCAGAATGGCGCTGATAGTTTTACTGCGCATGGTTAACTCCTCAAAAGGGAAGCGCCCGGCATACCGCCAAAATCAAGCTCCTCGTTTTCGCCGAATCGCGGTTTACAGCCGGTGGACAGCAGGCCGGAACAGGCGTCCAGCGCGGGGTCATCCACCTGATTACCGTCTTTATCGAACCAGCCGTTTTGTCCGGCGTAGGTGCAGCCGTTACCGGTTTTGTACCAGCCCCGCATACACCATGTGCACAGCGGCTGGATCTGGCGCGTCGGGATCTGCTGTCCGCGCAGGTCGGCGGGACTCGACAGCTCAAACTCCACCGTTTCGTCATCGCCGCCAGATTTACGATCCACATAAAAGACCTGCTTACGCTCCTCCAGCGGGTCGGCGTCCGGGTTGCCCTGCGAAAAATTGCGGGCATCGAGGTAGTGGGCAAAGGTTTCATGGATAGTGACCTTCGCCCGGGCCATGCCCTGGAACCGGCGACACAGCGCGCCAATGGTCCCCTTGATATTTGCCACGGTCAGTTTTGGCCTGGCGCTCTGGCCGTCGCTGCTGAAGGAGAGACCTTCCAGCTGGAAAGGCCAGGCGCTGTACTCCGCTCCCTGCCACCAGAGCGATTTCGGGTCGAGAAGGTTTTCGTCTCCTCCTGCTGCGGCAAGTTCGGCCTCGGTGTGTGCGATCGTCTCGTTGTGAAAGCGCAGGATGCCCGCGCCGAACGCCGAGCCGTCCACCTCCAGCAGCTTTACCTTCTCGCCTGGCTCCAGTTTCTGTACGTCAGATGAAATGCTCATGGATGAAATGCCTGTGTGAAGATGGTGCTGAGGGTGTAGAGATCGGCACCGTGGGTAACAATATTGATGGACTCAGATCGGTAAAGGCCTGCGGACTCGAGAGGCGGCTTCCACTGAAAAGACTTCCAGCCAGCGTGCCGCTCAAGAAAGGCTTTTATCTCCAGGATGTAGGTCTCCTTTCCGGTAAAGCTGACGTTCCATTGCGGTGTCCTGGGATTAATGCCATCGCCGGACACCTGGGCATATCCGTCCCCGAACTGCGCCTTGCGCGTCCGGAAACTGGTGTCACTTTGTGCCCCGACGCGCGGGCACCAGGTAAAGGTTTCTACGGCCAAGGTTAAACTCCTTTGATTGCCCGCCAGAGAGGTGTGCCGGGGCGGCTGACTTCATCGTTGACGGTGCGCAGGATCGCATCCGTCAGCTGTCGGCCAGCGGCGCTGGCAATGCCCTGACTTGCCGGTTGCTGAGTCTGGGAGTTGAAATTGATATCACCGATGCTGACTGACAGGCCGCCGCCCTGCCCCTGACCGGAGTCCAGCGCCCGGACACCCAGCGAGCCGTCGGCGGCACGCGTCAGCGGCATGATCGCCTCCGGCCCCGCCTCACCCATCAGGCCAGCGCCTTTAGCGAACGCGAACATGGTCGGGCTGTTGACTATGCTGTTGCTGAACTTGCTTAGATCGGCGGATTCGTACACTCCGCCTTTAGCATTTAGCTTCACCCCCGCCGCCGCGCTGGCATATGAGCCTGATGGCGTACTACCGCCCGCTGCCGCACCAAAGCTGAATAGCGAGCCGATGCTGCTGACAGTGTTGGCGATCGCCATATTAACCAGTACGGTCTGGATAGATTTCAGCACGCTGACGCTCCAGTCCTTCCAGGAAGCCTCGTTATCGTTGAGCATATCGACAATATTGCTGGTAATGCCGGACATCGCGCTCTGCATTGCGCTGGCAGCCTGAGAGGAGTAGTTCGTGGCGTCATCAACCCAGTTAGCCAGGCCGTCGCGCGCACCGGTTACCCAGTCTGCATCGAGCTGGTCTATCTGCTGGTAGTAGGATTCGTAATTGTTGAGGCGCTCGGCCTGAGCCTTTTCGAGCTCACCCGTATAGCGGTCGTACTCACCCTGGTTCTTGATTTCACCAGTCAGGTAACGAAGCTGCAGATCAGCGCGCTTCTCGTTAAATTCCCGCTCGACGGCCAGCCGTTCGCGCATACGATCCCGCGTTTTGTCGCCCAGGCCAGCACCCACGATATCGGCATTGAGGGTGGCTGCGCTGTTCGCGTTCTCGCGCTGCAGGTTCGCCACGTATTCAGCGACCTTGAGGTTATCCTCGTTGGCCTTTTTTACAGCATTAAGACGATCTACTTCTGTGGCCAACTGCTCGAGGCGCTGGCGCTGCGTCGCGTTAAGCCCCTCCAGCTTGCCGTCGGCGATATCAAATTGCAGCTTCTGCTGCTCTGTGACCTCAACTGTTTTTTTGCCCGTTGTGTCGATCAGGGCTATCTGGCGAAGGTAGCTTTGCTCTGTAGCTTTGAAAGCGCCCTCAAGCTTTTTAGCTCCGGCGTCAACCGTTGGCTTGCCGTTTGTTTCTCCTGTTCCCAACTTAAAGCTGGTACTGGTACTACTACTAACAACAGCGGAACTTACAGGAAGAGTCGTCTGGAAATCTTTCAAGCTGACAAGCCTAGAGCGCAGTTCGGCGAGCTCTTTTCGTTTATCGCCTGTATCCATCCCGATACGATTTACGCCAGCAAGAAACCCCTTATCATTTAGGTCTGCTTCAAGATTTTTAATTCGTCGCTCTATTTCAATACGCGAGGCGCTAGCAGCAACCCGCTGGCCGCCCTGAAAATTTTCAACTAGACGCCCTAATTCCGAAGCTGCCTTACCAAGCCAACCAACAAGAGACGCTACTCCGCCGACGAGTTCAGAGAGGCCCTGCAATACAACTGGATCTGTAAATGTTTTTTTAAGATCATCTAAGCCTGTCTGGAGTGGGGAAAGGTCAACCTTAGCGAGACCAGAAGCAATCTCCACCTTCAGACCGCTCGCCTGCGCTTCTAAGTCCTGAAAGAACTGGTTTACTTTAATAAGATCATCTATGGATTTAGGGTCGGGAGCAACACCATAGTCTTTCGCAAGTTGAATAAATTGATTTAACTTTTGGTTATTGTTATCAAAAAGAGGTAACAATTTCGACAGGTCATTGCCGAGGCTTTCAAGAATATTCGTTTTTTCGGCATTGGTATTAATTTTACCCAGAGCCTCTCCGATAGCCAGCAATTGCTTATCCGGAGTGGTCTTAGAAAGCTTGTCTGCTGAAAGGCCCAGAGCATTAAGCGCATCTACAGCTTCACCGGATTTATTAAGTACCGCATCACCGATTTTATCTCCGATATCCTTAAAAATATCAGCAATATTATCGCCAGTGACGCCTGCTTTTTCAGCTGCAAATTGCCACGCCAGTAACTCTTGAGTAGATACTTTAAGTGATTTTGCCCAACGATCCGTTTCGGTTATCTGGTCTGATGTGCTTTTTAGTAATGCGATACCAGCAGTAGCAGCGGTAACTGCGGCCCCGGCAGCAGCTACACCCATAGTCGCAATAGCAGCCCCTGCAACCTTAACGTCTGACTCCACCTGCCTCCGCCATTTTTCGGATGATCGCTGAGCCTTATCCATTCCTGAGACGAAACCACCAACCTTGGCAATTAAGTCTATCGTTAAGGTACCTAAGGATTTGCTTGCCATGATTTACTCCGGGCAAAAAAAAGCCTCGCGAGGCGAGGCAAGTTATTGCTTGTTAGATAAGATTGCTAATCATTTGGTTTTTTCTTTTACAGGTTTGGGATAATCCGAGACATCGAAATCGAAGCCTTGCTCTCCAGACTGATAAAAGGTTACGCCTATAGTGACTTTTTTATTACTCTTGATATATTTTTCAAAAGCCAGTGGACTATCAAGGAAAATCATATCAGATCTTCCTGAGGCCTCACTACTTGCCGCCCAAGATTTGACCTTTCCATTGTCGCCCTTTGTTCTTATCGAACAGTCAGAGTAACCGCAAATTATTTGCCCTTTAGATATGACCACATAAGCATCAGTACCCTGCTTTCTTTTTCTGAAAACTAAGTTGAGTACAGAACCTCCATCCACGTTATAGGGAAAAGAAAAGTTAATACTATTTTTTGAAGTGTTATAAAAGATGTCTCCTACTTCGCCAGTTACACTATCTTTCGTAGTTTCTTTATGCCAGTTAACAATTGGAGCAGGTTCTTTCTTAACCACTGAATTTTTAACTGGATCTTTATCTGTTTTTTCAGAGACATTATTGGCGCTACTCTCTGTTTGTTCAGGTACTCCATTGCTTTTGCTAGCTTTGCCAACAATTGAAAGAAGAATAAATATCCCTAAAATTATAAGAAATACCATCATACATCCTGATGGTCCTTTACTTTTTTTTGCTACAGGTGCTCCACATTTTGGGCATGTCGCCGCTTTTGTAGACACCTGCTCACCACACTCTTTGCAATTTATTAAAGCCATAAACTCCCCCTTTATAAACATTGGCAAGAGTAACAGGGATCGAGTCGGCAATAAATGAGAGGAAAATTCTAACCCCAAGAATTCATAGCATCTTCCAGAGAAACAGGAGTTTCGGGTATGTGTGGAGCAAAATCACTGATACGGAATGCCTGGGCGTCCTTGCCTTTGTTGACGTTTGCCAGAACGGAGGAGACCAGCGCAGCGCCCCACTCCGTCCGCATCATCGGGTTCAGGCTGCCGTATCGTTCCCGGTATTTCGCCCAGAGCTGCGACTCTTTGAAGCTGATCGCTTCCCGCGCTTCGGCGATTGTGCGTCCGCCGATGCCGTTGAGGACGAGCTCGCACCAGAACTCGTCCTCGGCGCTGAGCTGGTACTCTTTCCCAGATCGTTAACCTCCTGGATAGCGAGCAGAAGAGCGATAGTCAGCGGCCCATCCAGCGCGCCGCGTTCCGGATCAGCTTCGCCGGTAATGTCCGCCGGGGAAAATACCGGATGCCCGGATTCGTCGCAGATGGAGGCCGCAATACGCCCGGCTACGCCATCCACCCGGCCATTTGCCGCCATAACGTCGGTCATCGCCGAGTGGTATCCCATAGGGCGGATGTAGACGGTTGCGGTGATCTCCTGCTCACCCTGCTTCCAGGTGATTTCTTTCTCAACCGGGCGGCCGGTAAAAGCTCCGGCCTGCTTCAGTGAATCCAGTGTCAGCTTCATGCTTTAGGCGCTCGCTTTTGGTACCCAGACGGCAGAGCCGGAACGCTGGATAGAGGCGGAAGTGGAAACAACCGTATTGGCTGCAAAATCAAACGGGAACTCGCTGACGTAGCCTTTGAAAACAAACCACGTCCGGCTGTCAGGCAACGCCAGTCCGTCTACCGCCCCGGCTGCTCCGTTGGTAGCTGCTGTCGGCGCGGCTTCACCATCGGACCAGCCGATTGCAAAGGTCAGGTCCTGATCGGCCTCATCATCGGAAATCGACAGGTTATAGAGCATGATATGGCTGGCATTTTTAGGATCAGCATTCAGTGTGAGGGATGCTGCGCCCGGAGTGCGAAGCCCGCGTTTGTAAGTACGATCGTTCTTTTCAGCGAGGCAGGTATCCTCAATCTGGTCAGCAGGGTTACTGCCAGGTGAAAACGCAGTAATACATTCCACTTCACTCACTGCGCCATTGGCGAGTAAATAGAGCTGCGTGCCTTGAGTTAATACAGACATGGTTTATCTCCGGTCATAAAAAAACCGGCTCAGGGCCGGTGAGAGGGTTATCGCTTCACTATCCAGTCAACGTCGAACGAATAGCGGTAGCGTCTGGTTTCGGGGTCTTTTTCCTGCCCACCCCAGCGCGTGATATAAGCGTATGGCTCGATAGCGTCGCGTAGCGCGGCGGCAACAGCGATCACTTCGTCCGCGGTGTCGGCATATGCATCAACCTGCAGGGTGAACGAGTCGACATCGGGCCGTTGCGCGAGATAGTTCTCCGGCGAGCCGGTGACGTTCTGCCACACCACGTAGGGATAGACCACGTTGTCATCCTGCTGGCCGAACGGATAGAGGCGCAGCGTGTCGCCGCCCAGCAGTGCAACCACCGACGGGCTGGCGGCGCAGACGCTAAAGATCGGCGCAATCATGGAGGCACTCCTTTTTTCGCCGCGCGCTTGATGGCGCGGTCTATGGCCTTTTCGTATTCAGTGGCAAATACGTTAACCACTTCACCGACGCTACTTTCAGCCGCCGGGCGCATGAACGGCTGCGCCCGCACATTCTCGGTACCGAACTCAATCAGTCGCCAGTGTGGTGTCGGCGCATTCTCACCGAGGTCAGGATGTTTTATCAGTACTGCACCGTGAAGAACGCCGATCCGAAAACCCAGATTGCCGGTGGTTTTGAAGAGGCGGCCGTTCCAGCGCATCGCCACGTTGGCAGCAATGCTGCGGCCTGTTAACGGGTCATCGATCCTGGCTGCGTTAGCTTTCGCTTTTTCGACAATCACGTTACCAGCGCGCCTGAGTGCAGCCCGTCCGCCGCGACGGCGCAGATCGTCACTGACGGAGGATAGTTTCCCCAGCAATGCCTCAACACCGATGATGCTGAAATCAACACCGTCAGCCATCGTTAACCCCCCGCGAGCATGGCAGCGTCAGGTACTCCCGACCGCTTTTATCGTCTTCCAGCACGCCCTGAATATCGTAAACGCGGCCACGGTAAAGAATGCGGTGCTTATCCGTGACATCATCACGCCAGCGGATAGTGATCCGAGTGGTTACCTCGCTCTGTCCCGCCTGCGCGGCCACAAAATCGCGCGCAGACAAATCGGTCACGTTAGCCCACAGCTCAGCCACATCAGCCCAGCCATTAACGATCGCGCCAGTGGCCGGGCTCTGCGTTTTAACAGGCTTTTGCAGCGTGATTCGTTTATTAAGTTTCCCGGCCTGCATGGCTACCCCCTCGGCCTGGTGCTGAGGTAGGTCGGGTGCGGGGAATCAATCGTTGTGGTTTCTATATCACCAGCGAGATCCTGCAATATCAGCGAGGACAGTTCCTCATTTGATACTGCCAGGCGGGTTATCGCGGCGGTCTGTTCGTTCATCGCTTTTGTCTGGGCTGCCATTGCTGTCAGCAGCTGGTTTACCTGTTGCTCGTTCATAGGCGATTTTCATCCACTTTTTAAGCCATTCACGCCGGGCGGCGCATCCGGAGCAGGCCATCAGTGCCACCGCCGGTGCTGTAGAAGCAACGCCTCAACGCCCAGCGGCGTTTCCGCCAGATTCTGCGACGCGGCTTCGCGGTTCGCATACCAGTGGCCAATCAGCAAAAGCATTGCCGCCCAGATGCCGGAAGTATAAAGAACCTCACGGGGAGGCTCTTTATCTTGTGCTGGCGGCGTCAGTACCTCTACCAGCGCACCGTCACAGAAATGCTCAACATAATCGACGGCGGCCGATGCGTATGCGCCGATAAGGGTATCTTCAGCGTCGCTATCAACCCTGAGATGCGTCTTTATTTGCGCCATCTGCTCCGCGCTTATTTCCACCTTTACCCCCGGTTTTTGGTTTTTCGGGATCTGGCGATTCTGCCTTTTCAGGCTCAACCTCTTCTGCCAGATGCATTTTCACCAGCGACTCGCCAATTTCCTTTTTCACGATTCGGGTTTCACCCTGTGAAACGGTGCCGAGGTGGTAGTGCGAGAACATACGGAGAGCTTTAATTTTCATAGCGTTTACGCGGCCATTGCTGACCGCGCCCTTCTGTTATGCGCCGGTACCGACAGCAATATCACCGGTAACGATGGCCGCAGGACGATAGTGCGCCAGCGCCAGACGCTCTTCGCACAGGATGGTCAGCATGTTTTTAACGAAGTTATCGCGATCCTGATTACTGATCTCGATAGTGGCATCCATGCGATCCCACACCTGAGATGCCAGGCCAAACGCGCCAACGGTGAATTTTCCTGCCGTCTGCGCCGTGGTCGACACCACCGGCAGACCCCATAGCACTTTGGAGGCAAACGCCTGCGGGCCGCCAAGAATGTAGTTGCCATTAGCGTCTTTCAGCAGCGCGATGCGGTGCCAGTCCGCCGGGTTGAGAATGATGCCGTCGGCTTCGAACTCGCTCAGCGACACCTGATAGATGGCATGTGCCAGAACATCAGCACCGGTATCCCCGGTCGCGTTGAGTGCGGTTTCGTAGTCGTTCGCCACCACGTTCAGCCCCTGGAGGTTATCGCCGGTGCCATCCCCGTTCAGCATCTGGTTCTCTTCCACCAGCGCCAGGCCATACATCATGCGGGAGTTGATGTAAGACTCGAGGGCAGGTGCATCGTCCATAATCTGGCGCGATGCCTGGATCCAGTGGGCGATAGTCTTCACGTTCGCCGTTTCTTTGGTGAAGGTGATGTTACTTTCAGGCTTGAGCGTACCTTCTGCCACTGGCGCGGCTGCGTTGGTAAACACGTTCTCACGAACGTATTCCAGCGCGTTGCTGGTAATGCGCCCCTGCGCCAGCAGATCGCGTACGGTCAGGCGACGGAGACCCGGCATCAGGATGCCCGGCTGCTGCTGCGGCAGAACCAGAGCGCCGGCGGAGTTCGCTCCAGACCCGATCACCTTGTCGAAGCTGGTCACTTTCGCTTTGGTGCGGGAGCCATCCCAGCCCTTCATCAGGTCTTCGGACACGCGCTCTGCAAAGGACTTCTTGGCGGTCTGTTCAGGCGAGTTGCCAGCCAGTTTCTGCTCAAGATCGAACAGGCGGTTGCCGGTGGTTTTCAGTTCATCCTGGGCTTTAGCCAGGTCGGTCTGCAGCTGTTTGTTGATCTCACCATTTTGGTTGATGGACTTACGCTGCTCCTCGATGAGCTCCTTCACTTCTTTCTGGGAGTTCTCGATCGCTTTTTCCAGTACAGATAATTCAGACATATGTTGCTCCGTTAAGCGTTCCGCAGGTTAGCGGCAAAGGAAGTTATGCGCTGTGCAAGCGCGTCAATGTCGCCGCTACCGGACTCGCTCCGGCCTGCGGACTTCACGCGGGCAATAAATGCCTGCGCTTCAGCGCGCGTAAGACCGACTGAATCCCTCAGCCAGGCCTCCGCGTCACGAATGGATTTGATGCCGTCGATACTTTTCATGGCGGTAACGCCCGCCAACTCGTTGGCCGGGAAGGTGCAGACGCTGATCTCCCGGAGATACGAGATGTTTTTAAAAATGAGGCCGGTAGTGCCGACGCTGTAATCGTCCGGGCCGACAGAAAACCCGACCGACATCCCTTCGACAGTGCCATGCTGCATGGCTGCTTTCAGGTCTTCAGCCAGACTTAGCCCCGGAGTGAGCTGCCCGCGCACAAACAGCCCCTTCTCGTCTTCATGCATGGCATCCCACTTGCCGACCGGGATAGCGCGCGTCTGGTGGTTAAAGAACATCGCCACCTTGCGGCTCTGGTTAGCGACCACGCCAGCGAACGCGCCGGGTAAAATGATGTCGCCATCTGAGTCCGTGTTGTTGAATACCGAGGCGTACCCCTCAAACGTTCCCTTGCTTCCGTCGCCGGTAAACTTAATTTCGGTCTGGTCGAACGCCAGCGTCTTGTGAATATCAGGCATCATGGCCCCCTAAAAATTAAGCCCCGTCAGTGCGGGGCTCTTTGTTTGTTCCGAGATCGGTAATGGGTACGTTCTGCGACTGGCGCGTCGCCACATCACCGCCAGGCAATGGCGGAAGGTTATCCAGTCGCCGTACCTCGTTAACGGTCCGGATCCCGGTATTGACCATCGTTTGCATGAATGCGGCGCGGCTCGCTGAATCACCGCGAAGCAGTCCATCCAGGTTATGCTCGGCATGTAGCCTGCCCTGATCGGACTCTTTTACCAGCCAGCGTTCGATGCTGTATTCCCAGCGATCGAGATAGGGTTTCAGGGTGTACTGCAGGAAGCCCAGGTTCTGCTGCTCAATACCGCTGCCCCATGAGGTTGTTTTTTCAACATCACCCACCAGGTGCGGAGGAACACCGTAAAAGCGCGCCAGCTCTGCCACCTGAAATTTACGCGCCTCAAGCATCTGCGCGTCCTGCGGCGAGATGCCAATAGGCTGCGTGGTGAATCCGCTTTCAAGGATCCAGAGGCGTTTTCTCACCGGGCCGCCGGCAATCTCCTTAAAGTTTTCCTCCAGCTGCCCGCGCTGCTCTTTAGTCAGTACCTTGCCGTCAGTCATCAGGATTTGCGGCGACTTCGCGCCGTTGGCGAAGAACTCCCGCTGGTTATCTTCCATAGCGATCGCCACGCCTGCAGATTTGGCGCTGAACGCCAGCGGCGACAACCCGACCAGCCCGTTAAAACCGAAGCCTTTAAGGTGAAATATCTCTTTAGGTTTAAAGTCCACATACTCACTGTCGCGCCGGTAGCGGTAGATGACATTTTTTCCATCGAGCCGGACATCCATATTCGCGCTCAGCAACGGCAGCATGCTGATGACATCACCCACGCTGTTTCGCTCCAGGTGTGCGTAGGCGTTGCCGTAGGCGCAGAGCTGCATTGTCATCGCCTCGCGAAACTCAAGCGCGGTCATGAAGTTGTTGGGCCGGAAGCGGAGAAGCTTCGCCAGCGGATTGGTGTTGTCGACTTTCTTGCGCTGATCGTCGATGGTTTCAAAAACGTCCAGCGGTAAAGAGGCTGTGACGGTGGAGATGAGCCTGATGCAGGCCCATACGGTGCTGGTCGACATGTTGCGCTCATCGCTCACCACCGATTCCCCGACAGTGCCGTGAGCCGATGTGCCCGCCATCTGCGAGCCGTTGTCCGGTGTGACCAGGCGGCCACCGGTAAGAATAGAGGCCATGCGCGCCCAGAATGGCGAACGTGTCCGCAGGTCAATGCTGTAGTCGGTTTCTGCCATGCTAGATGCTCAAAAAGTTATAGATAAAGTCGTTAACGTCGCCCTGATCCTCCACCTCATCGCTCGTCTGCGCGCCGACAGACATAGCCAGTGCAACCATGCCGTCGATACGCCCGCTGGATTTGCCTTTCACAAATTTGCGGTTCCCGGCGGGATCGGTAATAACCGTGGCGTTCTTGGCGCACATTTCGAGGATGGGGTGGTTGCCGTGCCGCAGTTGCGCGCCCAGCAGCCTGGCTTCCAGCTCCCTGAGCGCCGGGGACATCGAGACAAAGCCCTGGCCGAACTCAACGAACCGCTCGAGCTCTGCTTCAGTAAACCCGGCATCAATCAGATGCGGGCGAAGAAAACGCATGTTGTAGCGGTCGAACGCCAGCGCCCTGACGTTGCAGATATCGAACACGCGCCGCAACTCGCGGGCGATGAAGGAATATTCAATGGCCTTGCCCGGCGTCGTGTTAAGAAAGCCCTGCTTCGCCCAGATGTCATACGGCACGCGATCATTGCGCGCCTTGTCTGCCAGCCCCTCTTCAGGCAGCCAGAACTTACAGTGCACATCACCCTGCGTTGTATTGAGCACCAGCGCTGTCAGATCCGACACGCTGGAGAGGTCGAGCCCGCCCCACACGGTTTTACCAGTGAGATCGTCAGGCTCTTCCTTGTTCATGTGCCAGACGGTCTGGCTGACAAACGGGCTTTTAGCCTCCACGCGACGGTTAAGCACCAGGTTCTCAAACTCTGCCTGGCGTGACGGGAGGCGCTTCGCACTGGCGGCCATATCCAGTACTTCTTTCTGGTTCATGAACACGTCAAAGGCCGGATTCGCCAGCCTGATGGCTTCCACCGAAAACGGGTCGATATCTTCCGGCGCGGTCTGGAGCCTGACCTCCGTTCGCGGGTCAGCACCGGTCAGGCCGTCATCAATCAGCAGACTGAGCAGGTCACTCGCGTCGGGTGCCTGGGTACTGATGATCACGGAGATGGGGTTGTCCTGTGCGGCCGTCGCAGTCTCCAGAGCTTCATAAAGTCCATCTCGCGGTCCGCGAACCTGCCCCAGCTCATCGTGGGCAACGAATCGTGGCGAGAAACCGTAGGCTGTTGTTGCCTCGGCACTCAGCGCGCGGTAGTAGGAACCCAGCTCCGGGCAGTGAATCTCCTTCGCTGAATCCTTGATCGCGACATACTGCATAAGCACCGGGTTCATGCGGCACATTTTGGAAGCCAGGTTAAACAGAATGGCGGCCTGATCGCGTGATCGCGCTGCGGAATACAACTGCGAGTTAGGTGCCGCTTCCGGACCTACGAGATAGAGCAGCATCAGCATGGCGGTTTCAACGGTTTTGGCGTTCTTCCGCCCGCGGCTGATGATCGCCCGGCGCGTGCCGTGCGGATTGTCGAAGATGGCCCTGAAATCGTCCTTCATGAACTCAGCCATTTTCAGGGGCTGACCCACGAACTTGCCTTCAGGGATGACAATGTTTCTTTCGCACCAGAGGATGTTCCTCCCGGCCCTTGTCAGAGGTTTTTTAGCCATCAAAGAGCCTTATTCAATTTCCCAGGGCTTTTTCGCCCGCGCCAGACTGTTGTTGCCACGGCCAACCGTTTTGGGATCAGTAGTAGCCTGGCGGGTGATTCGAAGGCGGGTCGCCAGAGAGGATGCAGAGCGCACTTCGCGTTCGCGCATCGTGAGCAGTTTGTCGTACCGCTTCAGCCCGTCATCCCGCGCCAGCCACTCCAGCTCGAACTCTTCAATCTGGGTAGTGAGCAGCCGGGCCTGCACCACATGCCGACAGTACATCTCCAGCATGTCCCGGTGCGTTTCGGTGAATGAGCTGGCCGGGTTGTCATTAACCAGCCGGACCCAGACGTTGATCTCCGGATCGCTAAGGTGAATGGACGGCTGCAGCCTGCTTTCAGACAGTGCCGGAAGCGAGACAGCAGACGTCGCAGCCAGAGACTTTCTGCCTCGCTGTGCCATCGCGTTTTTCCTTTTTTTCTGGACGTTTTTAAAAATAAAACTGGGAGCGCGGTCTTTGTCGGCCAGGCGTCAGAGTTTTACCCCTCCCCCCTGCCCTAGCGACCATCAAACGAGAATAAATCTCATTTCTCGATAATCCGCAGGTTTTCGCGGGACATGCCGGGCGGCACCAGTGACTCGCCGACACCGATCGGGATCGACAGGCTGACGGTAGGCAGCGTCTCGCCAACTTCGTGGGTGAAGCTGATAGCGGTGACGCCATTGAACTTCACACCATCAATGCTCAGCTCAATCAGCTTGCCCTCGCGGTATTCAATCTTCAGGTCCTGCATTGCATGCTCCTGTTACCAGATAACCCGACCCTCTTCATCGAACTCGGTCACCGTTCCGCCGTTCTCCATGCGTTGCTTCACGGAGTCGTGGCAGCGTTTGCATAAACTTTGTAAATTTTCGGGATCGTGAAAGAGAGTTTCATCGCCTTTATGCGGCTTAACATGGTCCACTACAGCAGCGGACACCACCTGGTTACGCCTGAGGTGAAACTCACAGAGTGGTTGCTTCTGAAGTTGGTGATAACGCAGACGGTACCAGCGCTTGGTGTTATAGAGACGGTGCCAGGGTGAACTGGATGCCATATTCACTCCAATAAAAAAGCCACCAGCGAAAAACTAGTGGCTATTGATAGAGGTAATGATTAACTTCTATGTGCTACTCATTAGAGGTGAATTCGTGTCCACAATCTAAACAGAGGCAATTATCTAATAAGTTTTCATCAACTTTTGAACCTGCGTAACCACCTGCCATTGCTCCGGCTCCACCTCCAGCAATAGCTCCCATTATAGCGCCAGCGATTCCTCCAGCCGCAGCACCAACAAGATTACCTACCAGCGGTACAACTGAACCGAAAGCCGCTCCAGCAGCAGCCCCGGCAGCGGCGCCAGAACTCGCTCCTGCATAACCTCCAACGGCTCCAGCTACAGTGCCAAGCCCTGCTCCAACTTTTTTGCCAATGTTTTTTGTATCCACACTGGTAGAACCGCACCTAACGCAGCGCATCATGCCATCCTTATTTTGATTTTAAAAAATAAGAATACTCTCACTTCCCATGTAGTTAAAGCAATGTAGGAGCTATACAACTTATTTGACATAAGTTAGATAATTAACCTATTTTCATATCCTTATGAGCCTGTCGCACGGGACAGCCGCCCGAGAGAAGCGGATCCCCAGGCTCACGGCTGAAAGACTCTCTGGTGCGCGTGCGAAGCGCATAAAAAAAGCCCCCAGCGGATGCCAGCGGCTTGAATGGATGTGGTGGCCTGTGCTGCCACGGCGTGCAATACAAATTACACGGCGGGGATTCACCGAAGTGAATCTGGTTTCAGGCTTGCCCGTTTCTCACGGGACGCTTTGGCGCGCAGGTCAGCATCCTGCATTCACCACAAATTCGACATTATCACAGGCACTCAGTGAATGCCTGCTGTAATGCCTTAGCAGTCGGCGTCAGGTCGGCCAGTTGATAAAGAACATAAAGCCGATGAATGCGAACAGTAGACCAGCAGCGCCCGCAATAACGATAAGGGACCAGACTAGGATGGTCCCGATAGTAGCAATCATCTCATGATCCTTGCCGTTGATGGGCCAGCTTCGCGACGCTTCACAGCGTGGCTAACCGTGTTGTGCAGAGTGGAGAACATCATCAGGCGCTCTGCTCGAAAGCGCCTTGTGATGGTCACTCCCCCGTTATCTGGTAGGGCGCTATTGCCTTTTCATGACGTCAAGGTGATAGTTTGAAAAACATTAAAAGGACAAGGACGCTTATCGTGTTTAGCCAGTCAAAAACCATTTATGCGTGGTGCTTTTTTGCCTCTATCTACACAACACTTTCACTCGCAGAAACCATCGGGGAAAAGTATTTTGGTGGTTCATCCATACCCTGGTTTATCGGAATGATTATTGGTTGTTTTATAACCTGGCAGATAGAGAGGATTTTTAAAAAAGCAGAGCGTAATGAAAAATTACCATAACAAAAAACCGCCCAAAGGCGGCTTCAAAGTCGATGTGCTACAGAGAAGGAAGCCGTTTCTTTAAAAGCTCATTCGCCTCAACACATTTTTCCTCAATCAGCTTAAGGCGGGCTGGCACCTCACTTGTGGAGCAATTGGTAACAAGGCAATACCCTTCCACCCACGTCTTCTCGTCTTCCTGAGTGAACAGGCTTTCAAATATCTCAACCCAGTCACTATTCGGAACGCGTTCAAGCTCAAAAAACTTTAACACTCCACTCCCACGAAGTGTTCTTTGCTCATCTAACCCTAAAATTTTCAAGACCAGATCCCCACTTGTTTTTGTAGGTATTTAATATCACCAGCCTGAGATTATTCCTATACCTCAAAAATGATAGGGCTTCGCAATTTTCATAGTCATGCGCTATGGAGGAAGCCGCTGTGTAATGCCTGCTATTTACTACCTGTCTGCTTGTCCCACTCCTCGCGAAACTTACCCGGGTTATCGCTGCATTCTACTGACATAGCGCCTCTTGTGTTGCTACCAATAAAAAACCGCCCGTAGGCGGTCAGTCTTCTTTCATTATCGCGGGCTTGATGTCGCAGCCTTCAAACTGGTAATCACCGTACTCGGCGCGCAGCCCTGCATCCACTTCATCAAAGATCCGGTCATACATCTGGCGTGTTGGTTCGTTCTTCAGTGCTCGCACAAAGTGGATGCCCTGGCCATCCGGGACGGCGGCAGTCGAGAACCGGAACGTAAGCTGCCATACCGCTACTTTGTTCAAATCCAAAGGCTGTTTCATATCCCCTCCGCTGTAATTAGCCGCGGTCAGGATAGGTCATTAAACCAGCACTGGATATTGCCGTGCTGTTAAACTTTGAGCGATGCCGCATTACTTAACTGCGTTATACCAGGCCTGCCAGCGGTACTTGTCCAGCCGCAGCTGGCGCAGGCATTGCGCTGTCTCGATGTCTGATTGCAGATCCGCGTCGCTGTCCTTTCCAGCATCACTTCCCTTGCACGGTTCCTGCATCAAATCCGCTGATGGAGTTGGCAGCGTCGATGGCACGCTGGCGCAGCTGCACAGCAGCATCGTCAAACTGGCACACAGTACGATTCGGATCCTGGACATATTTCACCACGTCGCGGGTTATGGTTCGGTAGATGATCCGGCCTTCATCGCTGGCCTGCGCCGCTTTCTTTTCGACGGGCTGGATAGCTTTCTCAGCTTTATCTCGCTTATCGGCGGCCAGGGCGTTGATGTGGTCGGCGTGGGCATACCAGCCATTCCGGTAACGTAGCTCGCCATAGCCAATAGAAAGCAGCATGACCACGAGAGCGATCAGCAGAACTTTTCGAAGGCTAAAGGTCATGTTTACTCTCCGCCAGGCACAAGCTACGCTCCATCTCGCGCCGGTTCTGGAGGCCCTTCCATTTCATGCCACCAGCGTAAACCCAGCGGCGCATCTCTTCACAGGCTCCGGCATGATCGCCTTTGTTTAACTTGCGCAGCAGCGTGGACTTTGAGAACGCATCAGAGCCTACGTTAAAGACGAAGCTGTAGAGCGCGGCGCGCTGATACTCGTTAAGCGGGGCTTTGACCAGACTATCAACCGTCTTTTTGGCTGGCTGCAGGTCTTTCCACAGCAGGTTGTCACACTCGCGATCGGTGTAGGTCTTCCCTCTCACGATATCCCGGCCCGTATGGCCATCGCAGACGGTCCACACTCCGGCGACGTCTTTATAGGCCACGTACTTACGGCCTTCGACGCCATCCTGCCCGCCGAGAAACAGGGAGGCGATAAGCATTGCACCACCACCAGCGGCGGCGATGAGTTTGTTACGCAGGCGGCTGGTTATTGGCATTTAATCATCTCCGACTTTGACTGCGGGGCCGTACTTCTCCAGCGCCTTAACCTGAGCGTTTGACACCTTGCGCTTGAAGTACCAGTTAACCAGCCCGGTGATGATGATCCCGGCAATACCTGCCAACACACCAATCGCGCTCCACTCATCCGGGCTGAACTTTGTCAGAATTCCGTTCACGATGGTGCCGCCAGAGGTGCCGAGGGCGACGCCGGTTACAAGTTTGCTCATATGGGACATATCTCTCACCTCCGATGGGTCGGGGTGCTGTGAGTAGTAAAAAGGGTGTCAGGCATGAGAATTCACGCCTGCTCTTCTGATTTTCAAAGGAATACAGAGATTTATTTCGCGATAATCCTGTCAATACAGTAGGAATAGGGTCATGATGCCTTTTTCTCATACTGGAAGTGACATGAGTGATGAAGACTGGATTATCGGGAGAGCTGTCATTGACATCTTCCAGTCAGGCCCGGAGCAGGAAATAAGCAAAGAATTGCTTACCAAATTTCTCACCGACAAATATGTTGCTGTTTACGAGAGTAGCGCCGAGGTGGACGAAATCTTGCTTTATGAATCAGCATTAAAAAGGGTAATAGATTCTTCAAATTAAACAGCGCCGTAACCAAAAAATAGCACTCTGTAAAAGGCGCCCAATGGACGCCTCTGGAAGAGTGTTATTTCGTTTTCTTTAGCAGCGGCCAGAGCAGCACTACCGCGCCAGCCACCAGCACGCCGTCAGCCAGAACCGACATCAGCCTGCTGGTAAAATCGATGGCGATAACCAGGAACAGCAGCACACCAGCAGCAGCCCAGCGGAGCTTAGCCATTACAGGTGGTTTTCCAGGCGTAGGCCGAGGGCACTGGCAATATCTTCCAGCACCTTACGCTCTTCCGGCTCCACTTCGCCGTCAGCCTCAGCAATGGCTACCGCCACGTCGAGAACGTCTTCCGCCTCGCGGGTGTCGTGCTTAACGTCTTCAATCTCACGCAGCGCTGCCCGGCGGCCAATCTTGAAGTTGGTGTCCAGCTGCCCGACGATCGTTGCGCTGATGGCGTTGATTTCAGAGGTGAACGCCGCCAGCGATGGCTGGTTGCGCAGCACCTGTTCGATCTTCGCCTTCTCTGACGCTTCGCATTCGCCATCGGCGTATGCCACCAGGTAAGCAGCGTTTACCACCGCCTGGGCCAGATCGCGCTTTTCGAACTTCCTGATGTCGCTTACTGCTTTACGTGCTTTTTTACCGAAACCGAACATAGTGACTTTCCTTTTAGGGGGTGAGCCAGCGCTCAGGATGGTCAGCCCACAGAGACGGTCACACCGACCATCACTCTGGCTCACCTCTGAAAGGCTCTGTGGTTGAATTGCGCCGAGCGTGGCGCGGGACATAAAAAAGGCCCGCCGAAGCGAGCCTTTGAAAAAGAAACTTATAATGTGGTTAAAACATTGCCGGATCGAATAACGGTTCCATTTATCTTTAACTAAAGATCCATTCAGAAAAATCGCGCTTTGCGAAATATTTTGTCAGGCTGACATTGCGAGGCACAGCTCGGCGCATCGATTGCATTTCTTAGCGCACTCTTGGCAATGCTCATGCTCATGCTTACCACACTCATTTCCACATTGCTGACAAACTTCAGCGCAAATTTTACAAATCGCTTTTGCATACTCACTATCCATAGACATCAACTGACCTACAAGCCGACAAATATTCGCGCATTGGATATCAAGACGAACACATTCGCGCATCATTTCAAGTTGCTCTTCTTTAAGGCAGGATGCAGCACAGTAATCGCAAGCAGCAGCACAGCGGTAACATGCTTCAATGCAATCAGCGTATTGTTCTGTCATGTTAGTCTCCTTATTTGTGTTGCAGGAGAAGTAAGCATGGTTGTGAAAAAGGATGCTTGCCAAAATATTCCGGTCATATTTCAAATGAATATAAAAATATTATCTTATTAGCTCAGCGTTATATAAATTTCTATACTAACTAATAGCTTACCGGGGAAAATGCTCAATCATTTAAATCTGGTGGGGACATTAGATTTAAAACTATCAACAAAAAACCCGCAACGTGGCGGGCTTTTCGGAGTTAATTATCTGCAGGCGGTATACTCCATAATTTGAAGCTTACACGACAACTTCGGACAAAATCAAGCTCTGTGTTGTCAAAGTGCTAAATTTTGTTGTTATCTTCACAAAAAGAAGTCGCAGCCTGAAATTCCCTGTCGGCCTTCGCTTCTTCCTGGTGACAAATGCCCACCAGCACCTCAAGAAAGGGTTTCCAGTTACGGGTCCATGTCCTCACATGCAGATCCGGCAGACGCTTAAGAATTACTTTGTGCGCAGCGGTCGAGGGTACAGACGAGAAGCCATTTCCAGAACAACGCTCACAGATTTTGAATACCGGGGCGCCCTTCTCCTTTGTCGCTACACGGTCGAGCACTTCGCCTTTACCGCCGCAGCGGCACCGGGCATGAATGACGCCCTTTCCGCCGCACGTTGCGCAGGTGTGCTTCACCAGCTCATGCTTAATCTTCGGGGCTACCACCTCCGCACCGTCAGCATCAACAATGCCAGGATGTTTGATCACATCCTCATAGCGTGACGTCAAACCGGTACCGCTGCAGCTGTGACACGTCACGCTGGTAGCCGCCGAGCGGGCATACTCAGCGAAGGCAAATTGCGCCAGCAGCTGCATGCACCAGCCGAACTCGCCACCAGCTGCTTTGCGCACATTCTTCGGGGCTGCTTCCATCGCGTGCCGGGCGAGCGCCTGAACTGCCAGCTGCTCATCCGTTTTGCTGATCCCGGCCTTGCCGAAGTAGGCCGCCAGACCGAACCGGGCGCGGCTGCTGGTGGTGCCAATGGCTGCCATGATATCTGTGCCGGTGATGCGATCCGGCGAAGTGCCCTTCACGCTGTCGCTGATGTGCATGCCCTGGGGGCTGAAGTGTTTGAGTGATGATTCCAGCTTCATTCTTCACACTCCCCTACCAGATTAAGGATGATCGCCGCACCGCTGTTTTCCATATATTCGGTTCGTTCGCTGGCCAGCAACCAGATGCAGACCTCAACAGCTTCAGCTCGTGTTACCGGCTTGATGGATGAAAGCAATTCTTCCAGGTACTTTTCACGGTCATAAACAGAATTGTGGTGCTCCGAGTAGCCGTATTCGTGTCCCAGCTCACGGGCAGCGCAATCACGCTCACGATAAAGCCAGTCCCAGTAAACCAGCTCACGAACCACATCGGAAAGAGTGTTGGGTTGCGGCAAAACGTCACAGTAACCGCCCACCAGCGCGCGCCGCTGATCGTCGATTTCAAAAATGCGATGACCGCTAATGTGCCCGGATTCCATTTCTTCGGCAGACCAGCCGAAGTCGTACCCTTTTACGTATTTCGGCGACGTTTTGATGATCCGTTCTGCCTCAACATCTTCCAGCGCCGCTTCGTAGCTGCCGAACGTAGCGCGGACTCCTGCCGCCTTCTTGATGTTCTCGCGTGCAATCTCGATAGCTCGCGCTGGGTCGTCCATGCCGATAGTGCCGAATGCAGCCACGAACGGATCAACACGATTCGCCAGCAGGTAGCGGGAATATCGTTTCTCGGCCTCCTTAGGTGTGATGGTGATTTTCTCCAGCGCGGCTTCGGCTGCGTCCAGGTGCGCAGGTTCGTTCATCCGGATGACTTCCAGCACCCAGAGGTAGGCGTCTGTCTGTTTATCGCCGGTAATTTTACGTTGCTCAGGCAGTGGCTTGATGTTCGCCAGGGTTGTGCTGTGCGCTGCCGTCGGGATGGTAAAAAGTGCTTTATGTTCGATGTTGTCTGTACGCATTACGCCGCCGCCTTTTTCTTGTAAAAAACCATTTCACGAACCTGATCGCCATTCATGAGCATGTCGTTGAAGTCCCCGTTATCGGGGTAGTAAATGCTGATTCTTTCCAGGTCATTTTTTGCGAGCAGATTGGCATGCGCGCATTCCAGCGCAGCCGCTAATCCCGTCGCGCTGTTAATGTCACGATCTGCAAAGATGATGAAATTCTTCACGCCAGCCGGCACTCGGAATTTCTTCATAAAATTGGCTGTCATGGTGGCCCAGGTGTTTACCTTGTAAATCTGGTGCGCAGACAGTGCTGTTTCGATACCCTCGGCGATGCCCAGTGTGCTGGCCACCGGAAACATTCGGATAGCTACAGAGCGGGCGTGATCCAGATAATTGTCTTCCTGAATAGATTTCTGCCGCTTCGCCCCGGATGAATCCTTCAGCTGAGCTTTCCGGCTTCCGTCCAGCAACGTTCTGTGCAGATAGCAAAGCTCGCCTTTATCGTCTGTTGCGAGTGAATACAATGACTGGAAAACCCTACCGCCGTAGCGCTCGTTGTCGTTGAATCTGATCGCTTCTTGCGGAAGCTGATAAATGCCGCGCGCGTTGAGATAGTCCGCGCCTGAAGTGCCACGCAACGATGACAGTTTCGAAAACTTACTGAGCACTCTGGTACGCATGCTGCTGGCGCTGCTAGTTTCAGGCAGCTTTTCCCGCGTGAAGCTGTTGCCAATGAGCTGATCGATTTCCTTGCAGATCTGGTTAAAGGGTTTGCCCTGGGTGGTGGTCACCAGTTTCATACCGTCGCCGCTGCCGCACGTACAGATCCAGGTGCCAGCTCCATCACGATCATCGATGCGGAATTTGCCAATCGAGTCACATACCGGGCACTTCCCTCTGAAGTGGTTTTTCCCGGTAATCGGCGGCAGGCCGTAATGCTCAAAAATCATGGCCCACTGGCCCTTTGCTGCATCTGCTGTCTTCATGCTCGTTTTCCTAACTGCTGCCTAATGTCACTAATCACTTTCTGTGTCTGATGAATTGACGCGGGAGCCTCCGATTTCTGAGCCTCCTCCATGCGTCTGGTCTTTCCCTTCGCAAAAGCAATCTGCTTGTGCTTGATGAAGTTCGAAACCGTAGGGGTAATGTCCATCGGATAGTCGCTCAGCCCGCGTGGCCACTCCCCGAAACGTTCATGGAACGTGTGCTTACACCAGCCGTCGCTTACCGGTGTTTTGCCCAGGGATTCGCGCTGTTTCTGGTAAAACTTGATCTGACTCCACCAGGCTTGCTTCTCGGCCTTCGTCGGCTGCGGCTTGTCCTTACCCAACTTTTTCAGCTTGCGCCCGGTGTCGGTGTCGATGTCCTCGCCTGCCAGCGGCTTATGGCCGCACTTCGGGCAGACGTAGACGCCAGCCGGTTTCATGTAGTGGCATTGTGAGCATTCGTGCGGCAACTTCTCTTCGCGTTCCTCAGCTGCGCGGCGCGCGCTTTCCTCCATGCCGTCAGATTTACCGGGAAGATCGTCATATTCGATAGAATCCGGATAGCCCAGGCGGTGAACGGTGCCGCTGTGATCAAAGATGAGGCAGGACTCTTTTCCCGGAGCGGTGCGTAGCCCACGCCCTAGCGCCTGCAGCCAGCGAATCTCGCTTTTGGTTGGCCTGGCGTAGATGATGCAGCGAACATCGTTGTCGAACCCGGCCACCAGCACGCCCACGCTGACGATGATTTTCGTTGCGCCTGTTTCGAAGCGGTGGATGATGGTCTGGCGTTCGTCGACCGGGGTGTCAGCGGTCATTACCTCGGCATTTACGCCAGCCTGATTAAACTGGATGGTAAGGAAATTGGCGTGGGCTACGTTCACGCAGAACGCAATCGTCGGCAGGTCATGACCATTCTCCAGCCAGTTCTGGACGATATCCCCCACCAGCGTCGAGCCGCACATGATCTCGGCCAACTGGGCCTCGTTATAGTCGCTGCCGTACTCCAGTGATGGCTTAGTTTTGACGCCTTTCAGATCTGGCTTAGTCGGTGCGTAGAACTCATATTTGCTCAAGTCACCGCGCTGGATCAGCTCGCCGATAGTGGTCGGTTTGATGAGGCGGTCATAGTAATTGCCCAGGAATGGGGAAAATGGTGTGCCCGATAAACCAATAACCTTCACCCCGTTGGCGCGCAGCCGTTCAATGTTCTGCAGGATGCGTTTTTTACGCAGGTGCGCTTCGTCGATAATCAGCAGATCAATGTTTTCCGGGAAAACGCGACGGATCAGCGTGTCAGCGCTGGCAATCTGGATTTTCAGCGACGGATCATGATTCGGATGATCAGCCCAGATGTAGCCAATCTCATCACCTGGCAAGCCATACTCCACAAAGCGGCTGGCTGTCTGCTCAATCAAAATGGTGTACGGCGCGCAGAAAAGAACACGCATACCACGGCTGACGAACCCGGCAACGATGAAGGCAGCCAGTCCTGTTTTACCGCTACCGGTTGGCGAGTACACCATGAAGGTGTCGTGTGCCTTCCAGTCATGGCGCAACATGTTCAGCGCGCGCTCCTGAGCAAAGTTCGGTGTGATAGTCAGCTGCATTGCGCTGCCCCCGCGGTAATGAGATAATAATTTTGTGATGTGGTGTTCATGGATACCTCCTCACATGGCTGGCAGCCTCCCCTAAGGTTGCCAGCCTCCTTTCTGAATCAGCTCACTTAAATTTCGTTGCCCGGATAACGTCGATACCACCCTCGCTATAACGCAAGGGATGCTTTCCGTCTTTGAGGAGCACGAAGCCAGACATTCCGGCAGGTAACTCGCTCAGTTTCATTAGCGAGCGGCTGCGGGGTGTGCGTTTGTCAACTTCGATAGCACACTGCTGACCGTCAGATGAGGTCACCAGGCAGTCAATAAATCCCTTGCGGCCACCGCCGACGCTGATGGTGAAATTGCGCTGTAGGTGATACCCCTGGGACTTAATTTTCTTTTGCATCACATAGTCGAAAATGACTTTGTCATCGGAGCGAATGAACTGCTCTTCCAGGAGAGCGATTAAATTTTGCTTCAGGTCTTTTTTCATTCTTCTCTCTTTGTACTAGTTGAAAGATACGGGCCATTTTTTTAAAACCAGGCCCAGGATCGAGATCTACCTAACATATGTACCCGTCTGTTGGAAAAGCCTGTTCCAGTGCTTCGCACTAACACACGGGCACTCCTCCCCCTCCCCTCCTCTCATTTAATGGCGTGAAAACTAGTTAACTAGTACGCAAATACATTGAGAATTGGGATTCAGCCACCAGGCACCTTTAAGCCCGGTATCACTCAGGAACGCAGTTGTGTTCCTGCTAGGGGTGGCTGAGTTGTATACCCCTGCAAAGCCCTACCCTGGTTCTTCACAAAAAGACGGAGCCGGGAGTTTGCCTTATGCCTGGCCCGGTTCTCCTTTCGGAAACTTACGGGCTCAGCGTCTAACGCTTCCTGGTACACCTCTGCATATCGTTGAACTGCTTTTTGCCGTGCCGTTGGTGCCAGGATTAGCAGCTGCTGCTGTATCCACTCTGCATCCGATTGGCTGCACAGAGATGGCATTTCAAGCGGCAGGAAAGCCTCATTCATGGTTTAATTCATAACTAAACGAGCCGAGGCATCGTTCTTTTTTGCGGGAAAAGTCTTTGTTTCATAAGCTGAAACTTTTCCGTCCGCGTAGATTTGTACAAAAATGGAACGCCCTGAGCGCAAAGCCTTGCTGATAGCAATTTGAGTAACCCCTAAGTGCTTGCCAGCCCTAACCTGACCATTCTCGGCAACGTAATCCTTGAGCGTGATCGTCTTCATATCTAGACACCCTTCAAATAGTATTGAAAGTACTAAAATCAATAGTACTATCAGTAGGAGACATTTTCAAACTAAAGGTATTAAAATAATTTCATGAAAACTCCAAAACGCTTATCTGTAGAACAACTAAACGATGCGGCTCGTTTAAAGGCCCTTTATGAATCCAAAAAGAAGGATCTGGGGATAACCCAGCAGGACATCGCTGATGAGCTAAACATTACCCAGAGTGCGGTCGGGCATTATCTGAATGGACGGAATGCGCTTAACGTGAGCTCAGCTTTGATGTTCGCTAAGCTTTTAGGTGTTCAAATAAAGGATTTCAGCCCTCACCTAGCGAAGGAATTAGAGCTGATGCACGCAGCAGCAGAGAATGTACAGTTTTTAGGCAGTTATCAAAAAAGTCCTAAATACCCCTTATTGAGCTGGGTGAGTGCTGGATCATGGTGTGAAGCATGCGAGCCATACACACTAAAAGATATTGATGAATGGTATGAGTCAAGCGCGCATGTTGAGGGTAATGCCTTTTGGCTTCGTGTTCAGGGTGACTCAATGACATCACCATCAGGGCTGAGCATCCCGGAAGGAATGCTCATTCTGGTCGACACAGGCAAGGAACCGAAAAACGGAAGCCTGGTTATCGCCAAACTTACTGAAGCCAATGAAGCGACTTTCAAAAAGTTGGTGCTGGATGGAGGACAAAAATTTCTTAAACCTCTGAATCCCCAGTATCCATTGATGCATATCAATGGCAATTGCAAGATTTTAGGTGTGGTTGTAGAAGCAAAATACCTATTTTCTTAACCTTACCTCTCTCCATCACAACCGGCTCAAGCCGGTTTTTTTTCATCTTTTTTTCTATATAAATCATTTATTAATACTATTGGTTATTTTTATTTATCATTTTTAGTATTGCAAATACTAGTACCTCTAGTACTATTAACTCATCGGCAAACAACGGAGCCAATGAGATGAACATAACCTCCCAACCCAAGCCAATTAGTCAAGAGTTTGATATTCACGCCAAACTTAAATCAACCAGCACGCACTGGACTTACCTCCGTGCTGCCCAAACTTATCAAAATGGGTTTGATTACGAATTCATCACAACCTTTGTAGATGAAACTGAATTCGCCTTATACGAGAGGACTGGTAATTATTTTGTTCTGGTTGATTTTTTCAAATCGTATGAAGAGGCTTGCGAAGATGCAAAAAAATTCATCGATTCTCATCCTGACATCAAAAATACGATTCCAAAAAAGCAAACTCTAAATTAAAAATTTAATCAAAAATTATAACGCTAGCAATGGCGTGGATAAATTCACGCTAAGGAAATGTAAATGCTAAATTCAATTAAACCGATCAACAAGCCAGTTCCATATCCACGCCAGCTATTTGTTGATGATAAAGGTAGCTATACACCCGGCAAAATCATGACATGCCAGATGAGCGGGGATTCAATGCAGCCAACCATCCAGCCTTGCGAGCTTATTGCTTTCGCTGACTGTGACGGGAAGATTGCCGAACCTGGGATTTATGTTTTTACCCGTTATGTTTTTGGTCGCCCATGTGTATTCATTAAGCGTATTGAGCCAATGCCCAATGGAGCAGTTGTAATAATTTCCGACAACAGTCATTACGAGACATTTTCATTGGAAATTCACGAACAAAGCGATATGCAGGTACATGGTCGCGTTATTGCCTCAATGACGATGAGGTGCTTTGTATGACTTTTATCAAAGATATAGAGGCGTATAAGAGCGCACGTCTTTTCGCGGCCTGTGGTTTTGAACTAATCGCTAGCCTCTACCTTAAAAAGGCATATGGGTATTAAGTATGAGCGACTCAAAAAGGCAGGATATACAGCCAGTAAATATCAAAGCTGAGCAGCTAGCTGGTTTATCGCAAACATTATTTGAGTATCACGATAAGCTTGACCAATTCCAACTAAAAACGATTTGCTCGCTGGTTTATGATCTTGCAGCTGAGATCCATGACTGGACCGAAAAAGAGGAAGAAATAGTTATGATCTTAGAGGAAGAGCAGCGCAATGGATAAAGTAATCGAGAATTATCGCCGCCGAGTTATTAAAGCAGCACTACAACGCCACATTCGAAAAACAGGCAGCTCTTGTATCGTCATTAGTCAGCCTAAGGGTGAAATCAAAACTCTGGAATTAACTGAGATTCTTCTCGATGGACTGTTGAGCCGTTTCGAAAAGCACGCGCTGAACGAGATTGGGAATGTTGAAGGGGTAAAAGCAGTCAGGGGGATCTATTGCAGTGCCGTAGACGTAAACGGGCGCGGTGAGTTCCTCACAGAAAGCGGGAAGGAGTTAATCGACGAGCTTATTCGTGAGCTGGTGGAGTTCGTTAAAAAGCAGAATCCAGCCAATGTGGAGACCGGTAATGAATAACCAACAAACAATGCTCTATCAGGGCGTGCTGATTCCCCGCCCCGTGCTGAACGTGGATCTGCATGTCCTCCCTGATTTTACCGGGCGGGTAGTTCTGCACATCAAGGACGGGAAGGTGGTATGCGACCGCCGACTGCTCGACGACGAGCACATTTGCTCACTGGTCTCGTTTATCGAAATGGCGCGCGAAATGGAGCTGAGAATTGAGGAGGTAGCTGGTGGCACTGACAGCGATACGAATTCCTGAGCGGATCCATCAGCAGGCGGTGAAGGTGCTCTTGCAGTTCCGTCAGCAACGGATTTTGCCGCGGCGAATGCGCCGTACCGGCTACCTCAGTCTGAGGGTGAACTTGCGATGGCGGCTACTTTCCCGAGACGGCGGACGGAACTGGGAAGTAATGAGTCACGAACGATATAGCAAAGTTAAGGACGGAAAATGAAGGATAAGCACAACATCAACATGGCTCAACCAGCACTAGAGGAACACGGAGATCCAGCGGTGGTGTATCCAGAACCGACATCAACCGGGATCCGTTTTGGTAATCGAGTGATTGGGTATTCCGCGGCCGTTCGTCAGCTCGATAAAGGTCACTATGACAAACGAATCCCGGATGGCATGGAGCTGCTGGCCTGCATTATGGAAGCGGTAGAAAACGGCTGGATTAGCCTGGGTATTGAGAAAGAAATCATTATCTGGCGCTGGTTACTGGTTGCCGTCTTCATTACCGAAGAACTTGAAAAAAACGGAACCATTGACGTAGCCAACGAGCAAGGCGGGATTGACACCGCTGTGATCTTTTCCGGCAAGCACGGTGCCATTAGTGTCTACCCTGCACCGGAGCGGTTCACCCTCGCAAATCATGTTGAAGGCTGCGCCATCCAAAAATATGGCCTGAAGGTTGGGCAGGAGCTGGCGCTGCGCATGTACCAGGACATGCTCGTCATGGACGATGAACACGGCTTCAGGCTTTCGGCTATGGGCCGCGAAGCTCTCAACCTGCTACACGACAGCTTTATCGAACATATTCAGACCGAAGGTATGCCAGGCATGCCGGTTATGCACTGAGGAGTAATTTATGCCCCTGAAAACTGAACTGGCACCCGTAGCTGCTCATGACCTTCAGATCATCGAGTATCGCGGTCAGCGTGTCGTAACAACCGAGCAGCTGGCAGCAGGGTATATGGCCACAGAGAAGATGATCAGCAATAACTTCTCACGCAACCAAACTCGCTTTACTGAGGGAAAACATTATTTCGATGTCGAAGGTGAAGAACTTCAGACTCTGAAGAACTCCCCCTCATTTAGAGGGGTAGTTGATAAACGCACTCCCCGCCTTCGTCTTTGGACCGAACGCGGCGCGGCAAACCACGCAAAAATTCTGGAGACGGATCAGGCGTGGGGATATCACGAGGACCTGGTGGAATTTTACTTCAGCCAGCGTGACTCTATCGCAGCACCAACTTCACCGCTGACACTTAGCCGTAAAGAACTGGCGCTAATGGTCATTGAGGCCGAAGAACGCGCCGAGGCCGCTGCACTGGAAACCAAAACCCTCAGTGCTACCGTCGAAAGTCTGGAGAAGCATTTCACCAAAGGCATGACGATCCCGGCATTCTGCAAGGCGCTGAACGGCGTCAACATCAGCAAAATGTTGTGGTGGGCATTTGAGCGTGACTGGGTGTTCAACGAGCAACGCGACCCGGAAAAAGATCCGCGCTGGCGCGTTGCCTCCTACGCCCGCGATAAATACCTGACAGAAGACCAGACGCAGATCACTCCGCACGGGAAAGAAACTTTCACCAGGTTCACACCTGTGCTGCTGGAGAAAGGCTGCCACCGCCTGTATCAGCTGTACATGAAAGGTGAGCTGCCAATGAAAAAGAGCTGGAACGGTGAACTTTGCCATGACAAAGCGATTTACACACCGGAGAAGAAATGATTACCAAAACTACTTTCTTAAATATTTGTGAGGTGAATCATGCGTAATACTGCCGAGATCGTTCTCCTGGCCCCAAACGAATGGGTTTGTGAAAGCGTCCTGATTGCGGTTACCGGGATTAAGCCCGGAACCATACTCCGGGCCAGAAAAGAGTGCTGGATGGTCGGGCGGGAATATATTCACGTATCGCCAGACGGAATCCCGAAACCTTCCAGCGAGTGCATGTATAACCGGAAAGCGATCGATGCATGGGTTGCTTCTATGAAAAACAAACAGCCTGGGTGATTTGATGCCATGAACAAGGTAAGCTCATATCGCTCTTGGGCGTCTGGAGGAGTTCATGGATAAAGTCACATATCCAACAGGCGTCGAAAACCACGGTGGCACATTGCGCATCTGGTTTAATTTTAAAGGTAAGCGTGTCAGGGAAAGCCTCGGTGTCCCTGACACCGCTAAGAACAGAAAGATCGCCGGGGAACTGCGGACGTCGGTATGTTTCGCCATCCGCACTGGCACATTTGATTATGCGGCACAGTTTCCGGATTCCCCTAACCTCAAGACTTTTGGGGTGGGTAAAAAAGAAATTACAGTGTTAGAGCTTGTAGAAAAGTGGCTGGATCTGAAGAGAATGGAAATCTGCGCGAACGCACTCAACCGTTATGAGTCAGTCGCAAGGAACGTGGTGCCCAGGATCGGGGGAAATCGGCTGGTGTCGGCGGTGACCAAAGAGGAGCTGCTGTATATCAGGAAAGATTTGCTGACCGGTCACCAGACGCCAGTGAAGGGAAAGGCTTCGGCGAAGGGACGAAGTGTTGTCACCGTGAATTATTACATGACAACCATTGCCGGAATGTTTCAGTTTGCCGCAGATCACGGCTACGTAGAGGCAAACCCCTTCGAGGGGATGAAACCTCTTAAAAAAGCCAGGGCAGAGCCAGATCCGCTAACTCGTGACGAATTTATTCGCCTGATCGATGCATGCCGGCATCAGCAGACGAAAAACCTGTGGTCACTTGCAGTTTACACAGGGGTACGTCACGGGGAGCTGACCTCCCTGGCCTGGGAGGATATCGATCTTGAAGCTGGAACAATAACAATCAGGCGTAATTATACAAAACTGGGTGAATTCACTCTACCGAAAACTGAGGCGAGTACAGACAGGGTCATACACCTTATCCAGCCCGCGATCAGCGTCCTGAGGAATCAGGCGGAAATGACCAGGCTTGGAAAGCAGCATCACATTGATGTGCAGCTGCGCGAGTACGGCAGAACGGAGAGCCACGACTGTACATTTGTCTTCAACCCTCAACTGGTCAGAAGATGTCAGCATGTCGGGTTCATCTACAAAGTCGACTCGATAGGTGATTTGTGGGATGCAGCGGAGAAGCGAGCAGGGATAAGGCACAGGAAAGCTTATCAGTCGCGTCACACGTATGCGTGCTGGTCACTGTCAGCTGGCGCTAACCCCAGCTTCATTGCCAGCCAGATGGGCCATGCGAGCGCCCAGATGGTCTTCAATGTGTACGGGGCGTGGATGGCTGACAGCAGCAGTGAGCAGATCGCGATGCTGAATCAGAGGCTTGCGAGTTTTGCCCCACAGATGCCCCAAAGCCTGCAAAGCAGCACCAGAGCATTATTGAAATCAGTAAGTTAA